GTGGCGTCGAATTTGCCATCATCACGATACGTCGGCTCGAACTCGTCCAGCTCGAACAGGAACGCATTGGCACGCGCGCCGTCGGCGGTGGCCAGCCATTTGGCTGCGCGGGTCTTGCGGGCGTTGATGCTGATGTTGCGCGCGATAGCAGCCTCGTAGGCTGCTTCGTTTTCGACGTAGTGTTTCCAAGTTGCCATGATCGTCTCCTTGTTTGCTAGTTCGTATGGACATCCTACACGATGCGAGAACCTGTGCAAGAAAATATTTGCGCTTGACGCAAAATTATTTCACAAATAGACGGAGCGAACCGAAGCACAGGAGGATGCCGTGAAGGCGCAAGATTTAATCAGACAATGGGCGAAGGACGGCGGGCGCAAGCTCGGCTGGCTGGCCGACCAAATCCCGGTCGCGAAGTCCAGCATGTCACGCTGGATGCAGGGCGGCATCGTGCCGGGCGCGATCTACCGCAACCGCATCGCCCAGATCACCGGGCTGGAAAGCCTGCGCGACCGGGAGCCGTGGAAATGAACAGGTCGGAAATTTTGGACACCGCCAAGGAGTACATCACCAAGGATCGCGCAGACACGCACGGTGATGCCGATGCTAACTTCGGCCTGATCGCCGCGTACTGGTCGGCCCACCTCGGGCGGAACATCAAGCCGCACGATGTGGCCGTCATGATGACGCTGTTGAAGCTGGCACGCGCCAAGTCGAACCCGGCCAACGCTGACAACTGGGTCGACGGCTGCGGCTATCTGGCCTGCGGAGGTGAGATCGCTGACAAGGAGAAAGACATGCAGGCCAAGATGCTGGTCGGGTTGAGGGCGAGGCTCTCTGATGGCCTTGTACATCGGCATCGACCCCGGCAAGACCGGAGCCATCGCCGTCATGGACGGTGACGACATGAGCGTGCGCGTCTTCGACATGCCCGCCACCATCGAAGAAAAGCGGGCGATCCTGTCCGAGATCGGTGCAGTACGATGCGCTTGGGTGGAAAAACCGTTTTTCCCGCGAATGATCGGAACCGCCAACGTAGCCCGCATCGCGCAGGCTTTCGGCGAATTGAAGACTTGCCTGTTCTTCGCGGGCATCCCAACGAATGAAGTTCCGCCAGCCGCGTGGAAGAAGCACTTCGGCCTCTCAACCGACAAGGACGCATCCCGCGCATACGCATCAAGCGTCTTCCCGGATCAGTCTCATCTCTGGGCACGCAAAAAAGACGACGGTCGGGCCGAGGCGGCGCTGATCGCGTATTATGGATGGAGAAAGAAATGAACCGCGACCTGACCAACAAGGAATACCACGCCCACCCGGCGATCTCGTCCTCGGACGTAAAGGCGGTCCACACCAAGTCGCTGGCCCACTGGAAGGGCAAGGTCCGCAAGGAAACCTCGGCCTTCGCGCTGGGCAGCGCCGTCCACGCCCTCGTGCTGGAGCCGGAAAAGAACTTGGTCGTGCGTGGCCCCGAAGACCGCCGAGGCAACAAGTGGAAGGAGGCCAGCTTCGCCGCCGACATTGAGGGCCAAATCCTGCTGCCCGAGGGCGAGTTCGACTTGGCCGCCCGCATCGCTGATGCCGCGAAGGCTCACCCTGTCGTCGAACAGTATCTCGGTGATCCGACATTCGTGGCCGAGGCCAGTTTCTTCGGCATTGATCCGGCCACCGGGGTCGAGATCAAATGCCGCCCCGACGGCTACCTGCCGGACTATGGCATTGTGTTCGATCTGAAGACCACCACAGACGCCAGCCCAGACGGCTTCCCGCGCGAGGTTCGCAAGTACGCATACGACGTGCAGGCTGCCTTCTACCTGCGCGCACTGCGTGCCGCTGGCTACAAGGCCGACAGCTTCATGTTCATCGCGGTCGAAAAAGAGGCACCCTTTTCTGTCGGTGTCCACGCCTTAACCGATCGGTATCTGGAGCATGCCGACATGATCGTGACCCAGACGCTGCAAAAGATCAGCAACGCCATCGCCGTTTCGGACTTCACAACAGGATGGCCCCTGATTAACCATATCGATCTGCCGCGCTGGCAGGTTGAGACCCCCGACGACGACATCTTCACTGATGCCGTCGATTTCTGAGACCACAGCCAAAGAGGAGCAAACCATGGCTAACAACAACGAAGACTTCCTGAAGGTTCTCGCGACCAACGTGACGATCCAATATCCCCGCCTCAACACGACCTACCGCTACAACCCGCAGAAAAAGGTGTCTGAACCCTGCGCGGCGACCGCATCCAACGCGGCATGGTCTTTGACCTTCGAGATGACCAAGGAGCAGGCCAAGCCTCTCTATGAGCAGCTGCGCGCTCACTATGATGCCAGCAAGGCACGCAACACCTCGCTGCCCGCGTTCGGCAAGGTCTTTGGCATGAAGAAGGTGAAGGACGAACACGGGAACGAGACCGGCATGATCCAGTTCGCCGCCAAGCGCAACGCGGTCAGGGGCGACGGCACCATGAGCAAGCCGCCGATGGTCATTGACGGGCAGAAGCAGCCGATCGCTGACCTGAACTTCTGGGGCGGCACCAAGGGCGTCGTGCGCGCCTACGCCTGCGCGGTGGTAGACCCCGAGGGAGTGGGGGGGATTTCACTGCTCCTAGACGCTGTCCAGCTCACCGAACCGCCGCGTTACGGCGACGGCGGCCTTGACGACTTCGAGACCTATGAGAACAAGTCGGACCCGTTCGGCGAGGAGAAAAAGCCCTTGGCCGAGCAGAAGCGCAAGGAACTTACGCAGGAACTGGACGACGAAATCCCTTTTGATTTTGCCGCGTAGGTCACATTGACTTGCGCGGCTAAACACGGCACCTTAGGCTAGATATAACATCAAGCCTAAGGTGTATAATGGAAGAAGTCTGGAAACCCGTCCCATCAAAGCCCGGCGTCCTCGCAAGTTCTCTTGGGCGCATATTACTGCCAAAAAGGTCAGCAAAGATGCCGCGCGGAAATCTGAGATGGTATGAGCCAAACCCGACTTATGGGGTGAAAACCCGTGCGTCCAAAACTGCCCGCCATGTTTATATGGGCATTCAAAACAAGTTTTATGGGAACATGAAAGTTCACAGGCTTGTGTGCGAAGCATTCCACGGCCCAGCTCAGGACGAATCTCATGTTGTTATCCATCTGGATGAAGATGCGACAAATAATCGTCCAGAGAATCTCAAATGGGGAACCATGAAGGAGAACATGAACATGCCGGGATACATCGCTTATTGCAAATCTCGCACCGGCGAAAACAACCCCAACGTCAAAGGGCGCAGAGCGGGCAAATAGAAGAACCCCGGCGTGAGACCAACGCGCCGGGGTTCAGGCAAATGCAGGCGGAACAGGCGAGGAGCAAGTTCCATGTGTCAGAGCAACCAAACACAAGGAAAACTATAATGCAGTCTATATCTGGTGGCAAGTGTCGTGGTGCCCACAATGTCTGACATTCGCTTCCTGACCGCCCCCGGCTCTCGCTTCACCCTCATCGACAAGCCCGGCCAAAGTTACCCCGGCATCTCTTGGGGCGAGATCGCCCGCCTCGTGGCCAACCCGCAGGCCAAGGAAAAGCAGGACGCCGCCTTTTTCATTCCCTCGACCTACCGCGAGCATGACGGTCGCTCCCACGACGCACAGCGCGAGCGTGGTGAGTTCCGCATGCTGGCGCTCGACATCGACCGGGGCAACCCTAGCCTCGACGACGTTCTGACCGCTGTGGAGGCTGTCTGCGGGCCCGTGAGCCTGCTCGCCTACTCATCCTCGGGGGCCACACCAGAAAACCGCAAGTGGCGCGTCCTGATCCCTCTGGCGAACACCCTGACCGGCTCCGGATATGAACTCGCCCAGACGGCCCTCTTCGACCTTCTGCACGCCCAAGGCATCCATCCCGACGGCGCGCTGGCGCGCTGCGGGCAGCCGATCTACCTGCCCAACGTGCCTCTGGCCAAACGCAACCCGGACCTGAGCCCGATCTTTTACGTGATGCGCGTGATCCGGGCCAAGACGCTGCGCATTGATGACAGCAGCGCCATCAAGCAAGAGATCGATCGGCGCGTGGAGCAGCACAGGCTGGCCGCCGAGCAGGCGCAGATCGCCAGCCGAGAGCGTGAGCGGCAGCGGGCCGAGCGTCGGCAGAAGTTTCCAGATCAGGTCAGCCCGGTCGACGCCTTCAACGCTGACCACACCATCGAAGACCTCTTGCTGCGTTACCAGTACGAGCGGCACGGATCGTCCCCGCATTATCGTTCCCGCTACCAGACCAGCCCCAGTTACGCGACCATCAACTTCGGCACGCACTGGGTCAGCATGTCAGGATCGGACGCGGCAGCTGGCGTCGGCAGGCCGAAGTCGCTGGGCGAGCATTCATATTGCTGGGGTGATGCCTTTGACCTGTACTGCCACTATGAGCATGGGGATTTCGACAAGGCCGTGCGCGCCTACGGTGCCGAGATCAGGGGCACCAACGCGGAGATCGACATCCCGCAGAACGGCATGGATGACTTTGATTACATAGCGCCGACCCAGAGCGCACCGGAGCGCAAGCCAGAGCCACCTGCCAGCGCCGAGACGGATGACATAGACCTTGACGACTTCGACACCCCGGACGCCCCCGAGAGCGCGCCGGATTGGCCCACCCTGTACGATATGTTCGACGAGGCCAGCATCGAGCCGCGCCGCTGGATATACGCCAGCCACTATCTGCGGTCCTTCGTCAGCGTGCTGGCATCGGCTGGCGGCATCGGGAAGACATCTCTCCAGATCGTGGAAGCCCTCGCCATCGTGACGGGCCGCCCGCTCCTCGGCGAGGAGGTGAAGGAACGCACCAACGTCTGGCTGGTCAACCTTGAAGACCCCTTAGAGGAAATGCAGCGCCGCGTCCTTGCTGCGATGCGGCATTATGGGATCAAGCCCGAGGACGTGCGCGGGCGCCTGTTTGTCAACGCAGGCCGAGACTTTAGCCTCAAGTTCGGCATCCAGACCCGAGACGGCGTGCTGCCCAACAAGAAGCTGGTGGAGTACCTCTGCAAGAAGATACCCGAGAAACAGATCGGCTGCGTCTTCATCGACCCATTCGTTAATGCCCACGCCATTCAAGAGAATGATAACATGGCAGTAAACGCGATTGTGTCGGAAATAAGGCGCGTGGCTGACGAGACAAAATGCGCTATCGGGCTCGTTCACCACATTCGCAAGGGCAATGGCAGCGATGATGCCAGCATCGACAGCGTGCGTGGCGCGGGCAGCCTGATCGGGGCAGCCAGAGCGGCGCGGGTGGTCAACCGCATGTCAGCGGACGACGCCGTGAAGCTGGGGGTCGATGAAGACGAGGCGA